GAATGTGAGAAGAACAGACATTCTCTCAGGAGCAGCGAGTTTATCATTCAGTTTCGCTGTGGTTGCTTTGTTACCAGGTGAGTATCTCACCAGTTCACAACGGAAGAATCTAGGAACAGTCAACCAGCGAGCATCACCGCTGATGTTAGGCAGCATAGCGTCTCTCAGTGCTGTAATGATGTTCTCAATCGCTTGTGCTTCCTCAGCATTGCGTGGTGCCATCTGGAAGTTGAAGTTGTGAGAACGATAGTTCACACCTTTGAAGACTGTCTCTTCATATGGGTTGAACACCTTACCTTTCGCCAAAGCAGCGAGTTGGTTCTTGTTCATGTTGCCACTAACGCCAAACATGCTAGCAGCGCCATTGAAGATGCCAGAGACTGCATTGAAAGCAACCTCAGGTTTGGCGTTCTTAGCACCTTGCTGGATGTTCTGAGCGATGTTGTCGATATTACCTGATCTCATTGCTTCCACAGCAATGTCACCGAATGGACCCAGTGCAACCTTATCGTATGAGGTGCTATAAGTCTCGTTCAGTTCATGTGGAAGGTACAGGTAGATAGTTTTAAGGATAGCATCCTTGTTACCAGTAGAACCAGGGTTCTTGCCCTTTCCAGAATAAGTATATTGATTAGTCTTCTCAGAATCATAGATCATCAGTTTGAGATAATCCATCTGCTCCGTACCAAACGTACGGTCACGCGAAATTGATCCATCATTGTTACCTCGTGGTCCACGAGGCATCTGTAACGGATAAATAAGTCTACCACCTCTCTTAGAACCCTTTGATTGGGTCTTGTTGAGGTTCTTTGACTTTTTACCTTGCTTTGACATGAGTTACTCAGGAAAGTTCAGACCATCAAACACTCATAAGTATAAAGGGGATCCCACAAATATTATTTATAGGAGTTTGTGGGAAAGAAAATTTATGGTATGGTGTGACAAGAACGAAAACGTTTTGGAGTGGGGTAGTGAAGAGATTATCATCCCGTATGTTAGTCCTGTCGATAATCGGGTTCATCGCTATTTTCCAGACTTCTACGTTAGAGCAAGGACCAGGACTGGAAGGGCTCAGAGGTTCATTATCGAGGTTAAACCGTCGAAGCAGACCGTTCCCCCCAAGAAGCAGAAACGAGTTACTAAAAAGTTCTTGAATGAAGTAAAGACATACGCTGTCAATGATGCGAAGTGGAAGGCAGCGAGAGAATACTGTGCTGATCGTAAGATGGAATTCATGATACTCACAGAACACGAGTTAAAGGTATGAGCATCTTCAACGACGTAAAGGAACTAGCAGGAGGGAGCAAACAGTCTAAGGATTGGTATCGGTCTCAGGTATTCTATGGATTGCCTGATTCTAAGGGATTTAAGGTAGGTGACGTTATATTCTTTTCATACTCTGCGGCAACCAAAGATCTGCCATTCTATGACAAGTACCCGATGGTACTGATCACAGATATTGACATGGCAAACCAGCAGTTCTCTGGTGGAAACATACATTATCTTAGACCTAGCACCAGAGTATCTGTTGCTAAATCTTGGGGCGGGGGATCCGTATCATATCCTCGTCGCTGCCACCATAAATACTTTATGTCAAATGCAAGTAATATCAAGACGGTCTCAACTGCTGACCTGAGAGATATGAAGTATCCGCTCCCTTTGGAGCAATTCACTATGAATGTTGTGGGTCGATATCTTGACGTTCCTAGTTCCATCATTTGGAGTAGACAATAGTGGGAAGTCCCAATAGATTTAATACATTCAGAGATCTGGTTGCTACCAATGCCCTGGCACCAGCAACTACCAATCTGTTCCAAATCATGATTCCTGCACCTGCTATATTTGGTCAGGGTGGGAATGGTGCAGTGAACGGTGCTCGTATTAAGAGAGTCTATGAGACTATCAACTACTATGCTTCTTCTGTAACTACACCAAGCAGAGCACTCACTACAAGTGAGATCAATAACTATGGTATGATGCGTCGCTTTGCCACGGGTCAGACTAACTCAGAGATTACTATCTCATTCTTGGTCACAAAAGACCAGATGCATAGAGACTTCTTTGAGGCATGGTTGCATTCTGCCGCTTCTGATTCTGACAATAGTGTAGCATTCTATGATGACTATGTTGTTGATTTGCAGATCATCAAGTGGGAGCATGGTGCCAACTTCAAGTTGACGCAAAGAGACGAACGAACTGGTAAGAATATAAAAGGTATGCACCCCATGCAGTCAACTGGTGTATGGAAACTGTTTGGTGCATTCCCTACAAACATCAGCACTCAAACCTTTGACAACGAAGCGACTGGACTTCTGCAAATGGATATTCAGTTCTACTTTGAGCGTTACAGATTCGACCAAGTATCTCCTAAGACACTGAAAACGAAGGGTGGTAGAGCACAAACATTCACGTTCAGTGAAGTTAGAACCAAAGTAGAAGGTTCTGGTAACCCCGATGTGCAGAGATTCAGCATCGGATAACTCGTCTAAATAATTACATCGTCATTTTCTGATTATGCCTTTACCTAAACTTGTAGTGCCTGATTATGAGTGTAAACTCCCTGTCAGTGGTACTAAGGTCACATACCGACCGTTCCTTGTAAAAGAAGAAAAACTCCTCTATCTCGCGATGGAGTCTCAGAACGAGAAGGAGATGATTCGAGCAGTGAAGCAAATCCTTAAAGCATGTACCAACGTTCCTAACGTTGAGAAACTTGCCACGTTTGAGATCGAGTATCTTTTCTTGAAGATCAGATCCAAGGCGGTTGGTGAGGTTAGTGAATTCAAAGTCACATGTCAAGATGATGGAGAGACACAGGTTGATGTTCAACTGAATCTCGATGATATTGAAGTCAATGTTCCTAAGGATCACAAGAAGATCGTCAAACTCACTGATACTGTCAAGGTACAGATGAGGTATCCTTCACTCGATGCATTCATCGATACTAACATGAAGGAAGATCCTGACATTGAAGATGTCTTTGAACTTGCTGCTGACTGCATTGAGAAGGTATACGATGGAGATGAAACCTATGAGTCTTTCACTAAGAAAGAAGCAAAGGAATTCCTCGGTGAGATGAACAGTGAACAGTTCCAATCTATTCAAAAGTTCTTCGACACAATGCCTAAACTCAGGCATGAGTTCGTGGTAACGAATCCTAAAACCAAGGTAGATAATACTATCATTCTGGAAGGACTCGCCGCTTTTTTCGCATAGCGTTAATGCATGATAGTCTCATGAACTTGTTCAAGACTAACTTCGCATTAATGCAACACCACAAATACTCACTTACTGAGTTAGAAGACATGATCCCTTGGGAAAGGGATGTTTACGTGAATCTACTTTTAGCATATCTACAAGAAGAAGAGCGCGAACGTGCCAAGCAAAAACAAGGTGGATCATTCCTATAATGGCAGCAACGATCAGAAAATTTGTAACCATTAAACCCAAGTTTGGGTCAGACGACTTAGGCAAACAGTTCAAGTCCCAGATGTTTGCCTTCAATCGTCTTGGTGTGGTTCTGACTGACATCGGTCTGCTAACAAAAGAATTCAAAGAAGTAGTAACGACATATACTGATTCTGTCACCGCTTTTCAAGAAAGAGAGAAAGAGGTTACAGAGAAAGAGCATAAGCATAAGGTAGAGATAATTGAAGCCCAGGAAGACATGCTGGGCAAGAAGAAAGGATTGCAGCAGGATAAACTTGCAGAAGAGAAGCAAGAAGGACTGAGTGAGAAGAAAGAAGAACAGATAGGTGAGAAGGAAGCAAAGAAAGAGAAGAAGTCTAAGTTTGGATGGTTGAAGAACCTGTTCAGTCCCATGAAGATGCTCATGGGTGGACTGATCAAGTTGGTTGCGCCATTCCTCGCTCTGGGTGTACTAGACTGGTTATCAAAACCAGAGAATTTAGAAAAGATCAAGACTCTCTTGAAGTTCTTCAAGGGGATATGGGACCTTGCTCGATGGTTTACCAAGTGGGGGATGACCCAAGTCCTTGACGGACTTACGAAAGTATTTGGTAATGATCCTGACAAGAATGCTGTCCAGAATGGTCTTGATAAGGTATTTGGTGTTCTGCAAATCGTTGCAGGATTAGCAAGTATCTTCGTAGGATCTCGTATCCTAATGCCTTGGAAGTTGATTGGCGACTTCAAGGCAATGAGGAAGATCGGTGAGGCATTCCGAAAGGGAACGTCACCGAGAAGTCGTGGTGGCGGTGGTGGAGGAGGAGGATCGAGAGATCGTACTGGCAGAAGACTCACCGCACGAGAGAGATATAGAAGAAGATTTGGTGATAGAGCTGCCAGGAGAAGATTCGGTCGTGGTGGTCGTCGTGGTCTAGGTGGGGTCGCTGGTGCTCTGTGTCCTAATCCTCTGGATCTGTTACCTGCTGGTGCAGATGATGCTACCAAGAAAGCAGTTGCTCAGAACGCTGATGAGGTAGCGAAGAAGACTGGCGTTGAGATTGCAGAACAAAGTAGCAAGAAGGTAGCAACCGAAGCAGCAGAAGAGGTAGCAACCAGCAAGGGCGTTATGGGCGCTCTGGGTGATCTGTTCAATAGAGGTAGAAATCTAGGTGGTCGGGCACTCGATGCCACCGTCACTGGTGCAAAGGCAGTTGGTTCATTTACTGTTGGTGCATTCCAAAACCTAAACAAGTGGTTCGCTGAGGGTGGTGAGAGACTGATTGGCGGTGTCAAGAGTCTGGGTCAAGGTATCTGGGACTTTGGTGCCAAGGCAGCAAAACAGATTGGTGATGTCGCAGAACTGGCAAAGAATCCTGCTGCGCTTCGCGACAAGGCGATGGCGAAGATCAAGGATTTCATTGGTCCTGTCCTAGAAAAGAATCCTATTGGTAAGCAGGTCAAGGATCTTGCTAACGCCCCACCGAAGGGTCCCCTTGGTGGGATCAAGATGGACAAGGTACAGGATGCCATCGGTGGTGCTATTAAGGCAGGATTCCAGAATCCTGGATTCAAGAACATGCGTGAGTTCTTGAAAGCAGCAAAAGCGAATGCCAAGATTGGTGGTATTGATAAGATCGTTGCCTTGGTCATGGCACTCATGGACTATGGTATGTTCGGTGAATCACCTATTAACGCTCTGCTCAAAGCAACTGGTGGTCTGTTAGGTTACTCTGCTGGTTTTGCTATTGGTGCTCCGTTCGGTGGTGTACCTGGTTTCATCACTGGTATGGCAGGTGGTTTCGCTGGTGAGTGGGCAGCAGAACAGTTGCTGAAACTCCTTTATAAGATACCCTGGTTGGCAGAGACTGATGATCCGATCGCTAAGATGATCGGTGGTGACTTTGCACAGAGAAAACTGATCCGCGATCCTGATGGCGGATTCCCTGGTGAAGATGCATTGATGTCAGCAGCAGAGTCTGGTGACACTGGCGAACCTACTGAGATTCCCCAACTTGCCATGGGTGGTAAAGTTGGCAACATGGAGAAGAAGAAGAGAGTCACCCGCACTGGTATGGGTGAACCTACCAATCCTATGTTCTATCGCAAGATTGAGGCGAAGAACAATGAGAAGAAATCTGATCTTAAAATGGCAGCAGGTGGACTGCTCGCTACTAATGGATCTGTTCCCGACGTACGTCTGACACCAGAAACACCATTCAGTAAGTATCCTCTCCACCATAACAAAGCAGACACCCATTCCTACAACAACAATAGATTGGGTGGTCCTCCAATTCTACCTAGGGACTATGTTGCTGTTAGAGATTTCAACGATCAATCAAAAGATAGAGGAACACCTGTTGTTGCTGGTGTAGATGGTAAGGTTGTTCATGCAAGTGGTCATACTGTTGTTATTGCCAAGGGCGGTAAGGACAGGATGCAGTTCCACCACTTCGATCAGATCAAAACATCTGTTGGCACCAACGTAACACCTAAGAGTATTATTGGTCTGCAAGGTAACAAACCAGGTGGTATGGTTCACATCCACCTTGATGCTAGTCCTACTGACCATAGATCGTTTGCTGCTGCTCAACTCGGTGGAGACTTTGATGCATCCACTATGACAGAATCTGAGTCTGATACTGGATCGGATTCAGGTAATCAGAATACTGGTAGCACTGCTAGTGATTCAGGTGGTGGAGGTGTAGATGCCACTACTGAATATCTGTCAGTAGAGAAAATGACAGAGGCACTCAGCAGTAAACTGGGTATCCTTAGTCAGTATGCTAGTGATGGTATGGAAATGGGTGGTGGATCACCTAGTTCTGGTGTTATGTCTCTGGGAGGTAGCACCACGGTATCCTCTGAGAGTGGTAGCACAACCACAACTAGTTCTCTGACTAGCAATGCAACCACTAGTGCTCAGACTGCTGCTTCTGATCCGCCAGGTGCTCTCGCTCCTGGTCAACGTCCTGACAAGGCACTGACAACTGAGCAGTGGAAAGTACAGCAGCAAGCAATCAAGGAAGCAGAACAGCAAGGTCTTGAAGGTGAAGCGCGTGCTAAGTATATTGCTGGTCGCGTCATGGGAACTACGGCTGCTCCTGATGTTTCTGAGACTCAGCAACTAAATACTAAGGTAGAAAAACTGAGTACATTATCTGTCGGTAAGACACGTCGTGAGAAGGAACCTAAGACTAATCAACTAATGGTCGCGGTTCAACCTGTCGTTCAGACACAAGTCATAGGTGGCGGTAAGAAACAATCCGCTGGTGGTCCATCTGCATCTCCTCTCCTTAACGGTTAATGGCAAAGATAAGATTTTACAAATATGTAACTCCCCCATCCACAGGTGGTAAGGGGATCACTGTCATGATTGGTGGGAAGGCAGTCACGCAACCCACAGATGGTGCTGTAAAGAATATCAAGGCGATCAATAGTCTGGGTGCTACTACCAACTCGATTGGTGTGGTCATGGAAGAGATGACTACATCCATGAAGGGATTCATGAGTAGTTACATGAAGAATCAGGAAGCAATGCTGAATCTTCGTGAGGATCATATTGAGGATGAGAAGAAGAGACTAAAAGATAAGCAGAGAGCAAAGAAAAGAGCAGAAGGATTAGAGCAAGATAAGAAAGCAGAGAACTTACAAGAAGGGAAAGCAGATAAGAAGTCAACATTTGGAGAGAAGTCGAAGAAGGTTGCTGCTGGTGCCTTTGGATTCTTCAAGGGGTTAGCATCTCTATTCACTAATCTGTTTAGGACACTGATTCTATATGAAGTTCTCGAATGGTTCTCTAATCCAGAGAACATCAAGAAGATTAAGAAGATGCTCGAAGCAATCAAGGCGATTGGTACTTGGTTGAAAGAAACCTATGGATTCCTGATCAACATGGGTCTGGATGGTATCGTAGCATTCATGGAGAATCCTTTCAGTTTTGAAGGTGTCTTCGGCATAATCAAATTCATAACAGCACTGGGTCTTATCTTTGCACCTGCTGCCGTTGCCAAACTAGGACTTGGACTTCTGTTTAAGTTGATGGGTAGTCTTGGATCCAAAGGATTAGCGAATGCTGTCTTTGGATTTATGAGCAAGATGGGGATGGCAGTCTTCAATGTGATGAAAGGTGTTGTCAGTTTCCTTGTAGGATCTGGATGGGGATGGGCACTGATGGGTATTGCTGGCATCGGAGCACTTGGTATTGCTCTGGGCAGTAAAGCAAATGCACCTGGTGTAGAGGAAGGCAAGACAGAACTGGATGAAACCCGAGAGAGTGGTGGCATGGTTGGCGCTCCTATGAGCGGTGACATGTTCTCCGATGAGGGTCTGGACGAGAAGGCAGACGGTGGTAAGGTCAAGAAGAAAGCAGCAGGCGGTGGATGGATCACTGGACCTATGTCTGGTTATCCTGTGTCACTGGATGGTGGTGCATCTACATCCTTCATCGGTCATGGTACTGAGTGGGTAGGCAGACGCTCTGCTGGTGGTGATGCATTCGTGGTTCCGTTCAATACACCTGCAACTGCTGGTGGTAGAAACGGTCTGACCAGTCTGAGAATGCAGCAAGCAAAGGCAGGTGGATATAGTCTCCCTACCTTTGCGAATGGTGGTAAACTAACCAACACTAAAAACCCACGTCGTGATGGTTCTCAGGAAGAGAATCGTCTGGCACAACAGGACGGCAGACCCATGTCAATGGGCGGTCGTGTCCTACAAGCATTAGCAAAGGGTGGTAAGATCTTCCTCCACTGGACTGCTGGTGGCGGTAACTTCAAACAGTCAGGTAAGTATCACTCCATTGTTCAGGGTGATGGTAGCATCTATCGTGCTCACCCATATGATCAGAGATCTGGCGTTGCACACACCTATCTGAGAAATAGCAGTGGTATTGGTATGGCAGTTGCTGCTATGGCAGGATCTGGCAATAATTATGTTTGGCCTTCTGGTAAACAGATTTCCGCTTTGTCAGGAGAGATCGCTGACATCGCTAAGAAGCGTGGTTGGAAAGAAAGTGATATTAATGTCAAGAACATTATGACACATGCTGAGGCAGCATCTGGTAAGGATGGACAACTGCCTCGTAATGATAACTATGGTCCTACTGCATGGGGTGGTGATGGCGCACGTTGGGACTTGTGGCACCTAACCAAGGATGGTGAGAAGGGTTCTGGCGGTCACATCATTCGTAACCAAGTAAGAAAAATGCTTGGTATGAAACAGATTCCTGTTCCTCCCGATGCAGGATCTCCTAACCCTGCCCAGGCAGCAGCAAGTAAAGGTAGCACCAAGAACAATGCTACTAGCACTAACAACCAGTCAGGTAGCAGTGAGGGTAGCACTACTAATACTTTTGACTCTACTAGTTCATATCTGTCTGCCGAGAAGATGGCAGCATTCTTTACTGGTAGTGCTGGACTCATTGGAGACTATGCTGCTGATGCCAAAGAAATGGCAACAGGTGGCACACTTAATTTAGGTATCTCTGGTTCTTTCTGCCCCTGGTGCAAGAAGAAGTCAGCGGGTGGATCTGTCAACTGGGATCCTGTACTGAAAGTTATCGGTGATGTGGAAGGTGACTGGAACTCTGTGAATCCTGGTAAGAAAGTGCCGAACCTTGAAAAGATGACCATCAAGGACGCACGAGCAGCAGCACTTAAAATTAAAGGTGGCACCAGTGCCATGGGTAAGTATCAGTTTCTGCCGATTTACAAAGGAACTAATCCATTGAAGAGAACAGCAGAGATGTCTGATCTCAACTATGAGACTGATCTATTCAGTCCTGCCAATCAGAAAAAGATGGCAATCACCAGGATCATGAATGATCGTAAGGGTAAGCAGTGGGTTGCTGGTAAACTTAGTGATGATGCGTTTCAGAAACTTCTAGCATCTGAGTGGGCAGGTCTTGCTTACTATAAGGATGGTAGAGGTAGATATGATAGTTCAACCAACAAAGCGAAAGCGAGTTGGAAGAAGATGCGCGATGCCATGATGGCAGCAAAGGGTGGTTATCCTGAGTATGATGCTAAGAAGAAATATCAGACTGGCGATGTCGTCAAGAAAGATGGTGAACTGAAAATCTTTGATGGCATGGGTTGGGGTAAGTTTGAAGGTGGTGTCACTGCACAGGGCACTGCTGATGATACAGTTAAATCCGCCGAAATGGGTGGTGTGTCGGTTGATCCTGTAACTGGTGAAGAAACTTCGCATAGTGAAGAAGAGAAGAAGAGTCCTCTCGAATCTTTGATGGGCAAGATGGACTTACTTGCTAAGTATGTTAGTGATGCACAAGAGATGGGTGGAGGCACCCCAACAGAGGGTGGTGGAGCAGCAGGTATTGGTGAGTCGTTCAAACAACTAGCACAAGAACTACTTCCTGCTCAAACAGCAGCACAAAGTGGCGATCAACTTGCTCAAAAGCAGCAGTCGGAAGACATTGCAAAAGCAGAAGCAGGTGAGAATGTAAGCCTAACTAGTACACAACTCCCTGCTGCTGGTGGTAACTCATCTCCACCACAACAGGCAGCAGCAGAAGTAGACATGCCTGCTTCTGGACCATATGAGATTCCAGCGAATGCATATGCTAGACCTAGATTTGGTCTTACCGCTGAGATCTTTGCAGAACCAGTTAGTATCGCGTAATGGCAGATTCCAAAGCATATAAACTAATCAAGGCAGATCTTCACCTCAAAGGAGGTACAGGAGATGAGAAACTGGACATCAAAGGTGTCATCTCTGAGTTCTCATGGTTTGAGTCTATTGATTCCCCTTTCGTCAGATTAGATATGGCGATCTTGGATTCTACTGACCTGGACGCCAGACTATTTGGAACTGAGAAGTTGGATATTGAGTTTGAAACCTTTGCTAGTCAGGGTGACAGCAAGAAGTCTGCCAAGGAAGGTAAGATCAAAGCAACCTTGCAGATGTATAAGATTGGTAGTGTCATCAAGAGTGAACGTGCCAAGATGTATATCTTACACTTCGGTGCTCCCGAAATGTATAAGAACGAAGCAAACCGTGCCTTCGGTCTGTTTGGTGCAAAGAATGGTAAGAATGATGTCGTAGAGAGGATGTTGAAGGATCATCTTGGAGTATCTAAGAAGAATATTGAGATTGAACCTTACACCAAGATGAATGTGATCTCTCCTAATTGGAGACCTGTTGACTGTATATCATATCTTACAGACAAGGTAAGTAGAACTAAACCTGGTAAGGGAACCAAAGGAAAAGGTGGGGGTAATAAGCAGAAAGGTAACATCGGTAAGAGACAGTCTGGTTTCGTGTTCTATCAGAACAAGAATGGATACCACTTCAAGTCTATCGATCTTCTCTGTGAAGGTGGTGTCATCGCTGAGTATAAGTACGGACAGAAGAACGTCAATGACGATGATCCTGTTCTGAACATGTTCAAGATTGAGAATATCAAGTATCCAGACAGAGCAAACCAACTGGAAAAACTTAGACAGGGTGTGTATCAGACAGCAACCTTTGGTGTTGTTATGGCAGCACCTACATCCAGTTCACTGCCAGTAGCGAGTGCAACGACAGGCGACAGTAAACCAGAAG